TAAAACTATAAAAACTATTTTTTATCTGCTAATTCTAATTTTTTAAATTTTTCGTATTTGCCTCTGATATTCTCTAGTCTTAATAGAGCTTTATTCATTCTATATTTATAGTCGCTATAAGCTCTGGTAGTCTTATCTAAGTCTCCGTTGATTCTTATAACATAAAATGAGATGTCTATTAAAGCCTTTGACAATGCTTGTAATTCTTTGTTGTTAGGTTTTAATTTTCCCCATTTTAAAGCTAGTTCTATACATAGCTGAATATTCCCATAATATTCTAAATCGTGTAAGTTCCTAATTTTGTCCATAATCAAATTTAATAAAAATTAATAAATAATAAGCTAAGGTAGAAAAATACTGTCCACAATAACATAAATAAAATACTCTCAATTATCTTTTTCATCTTAGTTCTTCGTTTATTTCTTCCATCATTAAACTCTCAAGTTCATCATCTAAATCATCAGCGTTCATTAGATCATCATTTTTATATAGTCTAATATCTATTACTTCTCCACCACTTGGAGGTTGGTAGTAGTCTCCTTTATCTTCTGGAGTTACACTAAACTCAACAGAGTAATCTATCTGAGTTCCATCTTCCTCGTAATCGTAAAAATCTATTTTATAGTTTTTCATAATATCTTTTTTAAAAAAGGAGGGATTGCTCCCTCCCTTAATTTATCTATATATATTATATCTTAAAGCCTGATAACCAACAGCATCTTCATCATATATTTCATTTTCTAAATCTTCGCCATCAATCTCAAAAAGATTTCCGACTACATTTCCTGTAACACCTACTCTCATTAAATTATCTCTAGTATCTTTTTCGTGCCACATAATTTCATAAATACAATCGTATTTTTTATCAAGTATTTTAGTTCCAACTTTTACGTTTTCCCCTAAAACTCTTTTTATAATATTTAATTTATTTATTGTTTCCATTTTAGTAATTTTAGTTCTGTGTCTAATGACATTACAATAATAACACTTATTTATTTATAAACAAAATATTTAATAACTTATTTTAAGATATGTAATATGTGCCTTTATTTGGCGTTTCTAGTTGCATCATTAAAGCATACCTAGCAGCATCAATACAATCTGGGTGAGTTCCTGTAGGCTTCTGTAAATCGTTTCCTTCTTTATCTTTACTCCAGATGTATCCTTGTAATTCTTTGATTAGATTCTTTGATCTTGAAGTTACGTATATTTCATTTTGATTAATTAGGTTAATTCCATAGACTATAGAATCTCTACCTTTTGTTACTCCTGATATTGAATGACCATAAGAACGAATCTCACTAATACTCTTAGGTTCTGCTGAGTCAGCGTAAATATGTTCTGTTATATCGTTGTTCTTTAAGAATAAACTAATGTCTCTATTTAACATCCCTTTACGATATAAGACCTCATCATAGATATAAGCATTGTTATATTTATACAATCTAATATAAGCTGAAGGATCAACTGAATATCCAAAGTCAAGACCTGCACAAAGTAGTCTAGCTTCTTCTGGTATATTATCAATGTATTTCCAATCAGGAATACATACACCTTCTAAACTACCTATCTGACCTAATCCATATACCTTCCACCAATTTGCCCAATACGTAGATGTCTTAGCTTTCTCTTTTGCTTTCTCTATTTCTTTTACAATAGATTTAGGAAGGCTACTATTGTCTTTATATGTTAATGTAACAAACTCTGTATCTGGTTGTCCTATAAGTTCTTTATCTACCCAAAACAAATTAGCAGGATTATAGTCTAACCAAATATTACCAGAGGTTCTTATGCTTAACTCTTGGTATGAATCAAAGCTAACATTAGAACATTCGTTAATAAATAAATCAGTACGTCTAGCTCCTCTTAATCTATCTGGCTGATCTGTAGAAAAGAACTCTAAATATGAGCCATTACTAAACTCGTATTTTAAGGTACTTTTATTGTACTTATTATCGTCATACCTATTAAGAGCTTTTAAGATGTTTAAGAAGTCCTTTAAAGCACCTCTACGTAAATGTGGGATAGTCTCTGATACTATGCTTATCTCTTTACCTGCGTTCTTTATTGCGTAATCAATTAAGATTAATAATATAGCTATTGTTTTTCCTGCTGATGATCCTCCCCTGACAATCCTTATTCTCTTATCTAGTTTTCTGAGTTTAGACAGAGCTGAGGTTTTTGTTAATTGCATATTAGTCTATAAATAATGGCTGATCTTCATTTATAGTTATGTCCTTTGTTTCTTTTGGTTTACCTGCATAATAATTATAATACAGTTGTACGTACTTAAAGTCTCTATCCTTTAAGCCTTGTTCTAAAGCAGCAAATGCTAAAGGCTCTAATGGAGTTAGCTTTTCTATTAATTCTATTTCTTCGCTTTTTGATTTTCTTCCTGCTCCTTTTCTTTTACCTCCGTAAGTACCCATAATTTATTTAATTTTTTAAAACTTATGTTAAGCGTTTTCTTAATATATTTTTTAAATGAAGATAATCTATTTATATACATATCTTGAAAAAACTTGATTATTCAAGTAATATAACGTATCTATTTAATTATTTTACTATGTTTTATTATTTGCTGTCGTGTTTGTTCTCTATTTCTTTTTGTAAGTGAGCTAAAGCTCTCCAAGCTACCTTAGCTGAATGTTTAATTCCATCAGTATCTGTTTGACCAGATTCCATTAAATGTCTTACAAGAGCATCTAATTCGTCTGTGCTTTTTGATCTATCCCAATGTAAAGGTTTATCTGGATGATGTTGTTGGTTTCCTGCATAACTACATTTAGCTACTTCTGCTATAGCGTCAGGAAAGTATTTTAATACACCAGAATAAATAGGGATTTGTTTTCTTTTGTCTTTGTCTGTTTCCATTATTTAATACCACCATTTTCTATCTCTTGTCTTATCATTTTAAGTATTCCGTGATTATCACCCCATTTGTCTCTGTCCTCTTCTTGGTATGATTGTTCACATCTTCTTTTAAAATCTGATTCTATTATTTTTATAAGGTCTATTAATGTGTCTTTGTTCATAATACTTTTTCTTTCCATTCCCAACTCTTAATGAGTCTTTCTATGTCGTTTACTGCTTTGTCGTGTTTATCTTCAGGAATCTGATCTAGTAATTTAACCAAAGGGTTCTCTAGTTTTAATTGTAGATTTTTGCATTTGTTTTCTAGATAATGTACCCTATCTATCTCATCTATTGTAAGACTGCTTTTAAAAGAAAATAGTTTTTCTATCTCAGCTAGTTTTTTATTTGTTTTTTTATATATCTCATATAAGTTTTTACTGTGTATTACTGTAGCGTGATTAACTGGTTTTCCTTGAGACTTAAAAAATAATGCAATATTAGTCCATCTCATTCCTAGTTTCTCTCTAAGTAAATAACATAACAAAGACCTCATTTCTACTACTGGTCTTTTTCTCGTGTTTTCAAATATATTAATACCAGATAAATCCTTGATCTTATCTGCTATTTGTATTGGTTTTAATCTCATTGTGTTCGCAATTTAAGTAAATTATAACATTCTATATATTTCTGTCTTGCTTTGCCTTTGTACTCTTTTTTAAAAAGTTCGTATAGTCTCTTTGTGTATTGGTATTTTGTGTTGCAATCTTTAAAATATTTTTGTGCAAACTTAATGCCCTTACCCTTGAAGAAATTGACATTATCTGCTGAATCACCACATACACATTGCTCATAGAAATTGTAAAGAGCTTGTTCTGGAGTTATGTCTAAAAATTCTCTATGATTATAATGATAATTATAAATTAAAGCAGGGAATTGTTTATAGTCTTTATCAATACTTACAATCATCACGTTATCTCTTCCGTGTTCTTTAGATAGTTCAAACCAATACTGAGCCACCAGATCATCTGTTTCTAATCCATACCCATATATACTATCGTAATTGTCTTTTACGTATTGGTGCATATTGTGTAACAATGGAGGAAGTTCTTGGTTTTTTCTATTGGCTTTATAAGTAGGAGTTATTTTTTTTCTGAAATTTCCTTTACTTCCATTAAAGGTTTTTATTTCTTGAACTGAATAAACATCTTCTATGTCATTGCATATTTTCATAAACTGTTCATCAAATTTAGATACAGCATCTTCTAAATCTCTGTAATAAATATCTTCTGGTTCTTTG